TTCTTTGCAGGCATATACAGTATCCTTACTTAGTCACAAATCTCAGCCAAACTTCTCCAATCCTCAGCAGTCCAATCAGAAGTATCTACCGAAGACGGAAGCTCAACTGTTATTCCGGCAATGTCTCCACCCAACACACCACTAGTCGCAGACGTGTTACCTTTAAGACACGCCATAGCGTTATCCTCCGGTGTAATCTCAAGGCTTGCTAGTTGAGTACATCCAACAAAAAGCAACGACAAAGCTAAAATAAAAAGTCTAATCATGTCCATATATCCTTTGCAAAAAATTGATAACAACGAACGGGAAAGTATAGAAGGTTTCTTCTTATCTTACCCAGACCTGCTACTTGTAAAGCCTCTCTAAAAACCTGATCAGCTTCCTTCTGGTTTTTTATAATGCCTTCACTGACTCCGTGAGTACATAAGTAATCGTGAACAACAGCAGCCCTTCTGTTTTTAGCATTGGCTACAGGCACAATAAACCTAAAAATTCTAGGAACAGAGGCTAAATCTGTAAAGTACCCTCTAGGGACTATAATATCTCTTCCTAGCATATCACTGGTGTAACTAAAATCTTTAGTTAACTGCCAGCCTCCTTCAACAGCGTTCAAAACTAAGTTGTTATTAAAACTGCTCAATTCCTTTCACCGCTTATCCTGTCCTGTAAAACTGCTGTTAAAGTTTCTAGAGCGCTAAGTCGAGTTCCTTGAGAAATCAATTCTTTTTCAAAGCTGTCCATTCGAGCCTTTTCAGTCTCGTAATGTTCTCTGACTTGCTGGGTATTTAGCTCTACCTTTACAGTTAAGTTGTTAATCTGTGTCATTATAGCCACCATTCCGGTAACTATTAAGCCAGCAGCGACTGTAGAAATTATGTCAGAAGTGTTAATTTGCATCAGTATGTACCACCGTCTACTGTGCCTAAGTCTACAGTACCAGTAGCTGTAATGTTGTCTACTGTAACAGTCCCTGTAAACGTAGGAGAAGCAATATTAGACTTAGTAGCTACAGCAACCGACACAGCATCAAAGTCAGCGCCTATCTCTGTGCCTTTAATTACTTTAGCAGGGTTTCCTGACACCAAAGAATCTTTAGCAGCGTAGTTCGTGATTCGGGTATAGTTTGACATTATATAATCCTACCTAATAGAGCATGAATATTAAGTTCTTGTATGGCTATAGAATTACCGTCTACATCAGTTTCTACGCCTACAGATACTACAGTTCCATGACCGTTAGTATTGATCTTCTGTCTGTTGATTAACGAAATAGAAGAACTGTATTCTGCCTCTGTGTTAAATTCTGATATATTGTATTGACCAACGTTGCTCTTTGGGAGCGTATATGCTTGCTTATTGTAAGCTCCTGAGTAGTCGTAGGCCCAGTTAAGTACAACAACAGCCTCAGCGCCGTCAAAGGTTGTCAAGTTAATCTTTTTAAGAAACTTTAGAATAGAGCTGTCACCGAAGCTCAAAGGATGCGAAAAGTACCTTAGCTGATAAGACGTATTGTTGTCGTCGTATCCAGAGTATTTAGCAATGCCAGCAGAGTTACCAATGTAGATTGTATCGTCTTCTAGATTAGTAAAGCACAACGGAGCCATGTGCGACCACGTAGTCGCTCTGTATGAGCCGTCCTGCAAAGGAAACCTAGTATCAAACACGTATACAGTTTGTAGGCCAGAAAAGTTTACCAGCACAAACGCCTCTTTAGGAGAGTAGTGCATTGATATGTTTCCTGTCTCAACGGTTACTAGAGTTTTAATGTCATTGTTAACGTTCTTAGATATATCTCCGATAGGAGATGACTTTTCTTGTATTGTACGTGCTATACTACGGACGCCAGAACGATCTAAAAAGATTAGGTCTTTACCAGTAGACACTACAGCATCTCGACTTACACAGCCTATGTTTGAAATAGTATCTGCTAGAGACATTGTAGATGGATTATCAGCACCTTGATAAATAACTATAGAGTCCTTACCAAAGATAATTAGAAAGCCGTTGTGAGCCGCTAGAGCTACGATTTCGTCATAGCCGTTAGGCCATACCTCAGATATGTCTATCGAGCCTGTAGAGCCTCCAGACCATGCCGTACCGTCTAGTAAGTCGCTCCAGTAGATAGTAGACTTATCTGTAGCAAAGTCAGCCACCCACAGTCTACCAAAGGCCGCTAATACTTCATTACCCTGTGGAGGTGTTCCAGTAGCGTGGGAATGAGAAGACATAGTTTCCACAACGCCTGTATGATCAGCATACAATAAAGGCTCATACCCTCTTTGAAAAAAGTACGCATGATCATTAAAGTTTACTATCTTCCAATCATCGCTAGTTATTGTATAAGAAGCTGGAGTAGAGTCTACTAAAGTAGTATCTCCTAAGAATATCTTATTGTTACCTACAGACAGTATTTCTGTATTTCCATCAGAATCTCTAAACTGATGCACTGCTTTAATGCCGTCAGAGCTGCCTAGCACAGAAGAGCCGTTAGTAGACACCATCTCATAGCCCTTACGAGACGCTATACGGCCTTCTTTGTCAATAATGCAGTTATCTGCTACAGCAGCAAATGTGGGGTCTTGGGACAGGGGAGCGTCCTGTGTGTTGATCCCAGCATAGCTTGGAGCTGTAATTGTGATGCTTTGTAGCTTTTGAGCCATATTAGACCGCCATAAAGGTAGTATCTTCTTGATACTTGTTAGCATCAAAGGCTATAGCGTCAGCCAGTATAGAGTCAGCTATAGCAAACTGCTCTGCTGCTGACTGCCCACCCGTTTCTCCACGCTCTCTAAGAGCCATAGCAAAGGCCATTTGAACTACAGGGTTTGATGGAACCTTTAGCTTGTCACTGTCGTTAGACAGTTCTGCTTGAGGCACAAAGGCATCAAACAGTAAAGAGTAGATGCCATCAGGCTGTGGATACACTTTGACTTGGATGTCTCCATTGCTGTCAGCGCCGCTAAAAGAAAACTCTGTAGGAGGCCCAGACGCGGGAGTACGCAAGTGATAGACATTGTTCATGTATGTCCTATTACGTGCATTAAATCTTTTGTTAGACGTCTTATTCAAAGCGTCTCTGATCTCAGTTTCTTGACCAGCGCCTGTAAGACTATACTCAGAAGTACCGTCAACTGTATCAAACTCTATGCTAGTACGTAAAGCAGACCAGCTGTGTGCAGCCTCTACAATTTGTTTAGCATCATTAACAAACGCACCAATCAAAGCAGAATAATCAGTCTCATTAACAGTACTGACTTCAGTTTCTCGAAGCCTTTTTAGCACATTGTTTATAATTTGTAAGTAAGTCATTTCTATTTCCTACTCAACTGGGTTTAACAGGCCACGTTACGTTATTAGGAAATCCTGCTTGATCAGTAATATCCCTAAGAGCCTGACGATAATCCAGCCAAACCTGTGGAACCTGTATTCCAAGATTGTCCTGAGCGTTCTGGTCTACAGCCTTAACCGTAACCCAATCTGACTCAGCAAGAAGCCTATCTCTCTTAGAGCGAATCTCTCTTGAGAATACAATGTTCTGTAGCTCTTCTTGTGTGTGCTTCATTACACAACCCTCACTTTCAGATTGTAATTACCTAAAGAAGTTATCCTGACCTTAGTGGATGCAGGATAGTCAAAGTCATAGTCTGTTCCTAGAACAGCACCCTCGTTCAGAGTGTTGGCATCGTAGTTAATAGACACACCGTCTGAGGACGCTCCCGCTATTGCATCGCTGTGTCCGTTAAAGATGATAGCCAAGTCTAAATCGTTACCCAGAGTTATATGGTTAGCGTCTGTTACGGCGTCCAGCTGAGTCTTGTCCATCTGATTCTGTGCAGTTCCAATAGCCTCTTCCAGCGTAGCCAGTTCAGTGTTGGTAGCGCCTGCTGTCCACGTCTCTGAGCCGTAGGTAGCGTTAGAGTTGTACTCCCACGTCCCTGCGTTGTTGCGTACGATGTCTCTCTCGCCGTTAGTGTCATCAACGACAGACCACGTAGTACGGTCGTCGGTAGAAATGGCGTAGTAGATCGTCCCAGAGCCTGACTCAGTAGCAGTCATGCTGTTGATGTCAGTCCAGTAGGTAGAGTCGATAGAGTTGGTAGTGATGGCTACTACTGGCTGACTAGGCGTTCTAGTCGTTGTTTGACAGTCTACCCAGTTCACTCCCATTATGTATATGTATTCGCCGTAGTTACCTAAAGCACATTTCTGGCTAGTGATGGTATCACTACCCGCTACATAAGTAGAGGTGACTGCTGACCCGATAGTTGAGATGTCCCACGCAGTTGAAGGAGTGTAGCGGCTAAGGATATAGTCACTAGTCAGTACATACAACTCAGTACCGTCAGCGTTCCAGTCAAACCAAGTAACAGTACCCAAAGCAGCGGTCTGTACGAAAGAAGCTGAGCCTATGACGTAGCTGCTCATGCTATATTCGTGAATGCCATTGTTGCCACATACCCATATCTGAGAGCCGTCATCGTTGACAGCAACAGCGTCAGGGTTAGTCTGCTGTGCAGATACTGAAAGCACAGTACCGCTTACGGAGGCTGTAGAGACGTCCCAAGCAGTGCTTAGGGCGTATCTATTGATGTCGTCTCCTGAGTTACCTGTGACGAACATCCAGCTACCGTCCTGACTAAAGCATAAGCCGGCTGGGTTAGTCTCCTGTGCACTGACAGAGAAGCTAGTAGTAAATGTCGCTGTTGTTAGGTCATACGGAGTAGACAGAGAATATTCGTTAACGTCATCACCAGATGTGCCAATAAGATAGAACTTAGTGCCGTCTGGCTTCATAAAGATAGATTCGCCGCTTGTCTCCTTATTACGGAAGTATAAAGTGCTACCAGTGGTTGTAAGGTTAGTAAGGTCGACAACTCCTGAAGAGTCAGTGATGTACTGCAAGTCACCGTCAGTAGAGTTATATTCGATGTATTCTATGTCCCAGTTACCTGAAGACACCTGAGTAGTCCCTGTAGGCGCAGTCAGCTCCTCAGTAGCTCCGTAGATGTCTAAGAGCTTAAAGGTTCCTGAGTTGGCGGTAATGGTCGCGCCTAGGTCATCCAACGACCAAGAACCAGTACCTTTAGTCAGTACAGGGCCAATCACGTCGTACTGGACAACAGTTTCGATAGAGCCGTCATTAGTACCGAAGACCATCTTAGTATCGCTGTCGGTGATACATACACCATACACCTGATCAGCGTATGTGCTGTTAAGGCTTGCTATATTTATCCCGCCTATGTAGTCAGCTGTAGAGATGTCCCACGCCGTGGACAGAGCGTATCTTCCTATTACATAGGCATTATCATAAGTGACGTACACGAACAGGCCGTCGGATGAGAACGACATCCCCGCCACGTCGCCGGCGCTGTCCACTCTGAACGAGTCTATAAAGGTAACAGTGGACGTGATGTCGAAAGCAGAGCTGAGCGTGTACTCATTAATGTCGCTTCCTGAACCACCAAGAACGAACATCTTTAGGCCATCAGAGCTAAAAGAAACATCCTGCGGTAAGGCGTCTTGAGAGTTTACAGAATAAGAATTACCAGAATAAGAACCAGTAGATACGTCAAAGCCAGTGCTGAGAGTGTACTCGAAGACCGTGTCAGCACCCTGACCAATAACGAACAGCTGAGTGCCGTCGTCGTTAAAGCAGAAACCCCTAGCAGTAGATTCTTGGGAGGAAGCACTGATAGAGTCTACTTCCGTGGCAGTAGAAACATCATAAGCTGTAGACAGAGTGTACTCCCAGACTTGATCATCATTATCGTCTAGTAAGAACATCTTAGTGCCGTCGTTGTTAAATCTAATACCCCTTACTTGACCTGTTACAGACGGTGGCGCATACGACTTAGACGGGTCTGACAGATGCGAACCGCTGCCGCTGTAGCTGAAGTCCAGTGTAGTTGCTGGAGACTCAGTCGGCAGAGTGTAGTTAAGAGCGCCTACGTTCCAGCTGTTATTAGTAACGCCTACTTGAGGCACTTCCTTAGTCACAGAGACTACAGGCTGTCCAGATGGGGCAGATGAAAGGGTTATAGTAGATTGCTCGTTAGTAACGAAAGTTTTAGTAAGTGTTCCTTTAGTTGGGTCAATACTTAAATCAACACCTTCTAGTTCAGAACCCGATGTCCACCTAGCATACTGACCTGCTGTGGGAGTTGGAGATACTGTAACTCCTCCAATAGCAATAACTGTATCGTCTACATATTTCTTTACAGACTGTTGAGTGGGGACTTTGGTATCTAGGTCAGATACCATATTGTCTTCATCAATAACGAAGCTCATAGAAGCTGTGGTTGTATCTGTGTTCATCACAGCACCAGCAGCGTCTACATTTGTAGAATCGGTTACATCTGCATTGGTTTCAATTGTGTCTAGCTTAGTTCCATCTGTAGCAACGTCTCGTCCATCAACTGTTCCAGATACTGTGATGTTTCCAGTAACAACTAAGTCGGCAGTGTTTAATGTCCCAGTAACGCTTCCACCAACACTTAAATTATTTAGCGTAGTAGTTCCACTAGCAGCAGTCACATTACCAGTCACATCACCAGTTAAATCACCAGTAACATCACCCGTTACGTTGCCCGTTACGTTACCTGTAAGGTTTCCAGAAAACGCTGTACTAGCAGTTACAGTACCCGAGGCAGTAATATTAGTTGTAGTAATTGAAGAAGGGTTAGTGCCTAGTTCTACAATAGTTGCAGAACCGTTCTCTGTAAAGAGACGCTTATCTGTTACATTAACCGCTAACTCGCCCTGAACTAAGTCTGATGATGTTGGGACAGCTGAGGCGGTAGAGCTGTTCTTCGTAATAATAGTCGTAGTCATAATCTACCTTAATAAACCTCTGAATTAAAAACAGGGGAGGCTCCGAAGAACCTCCCCAGTTAACTTAGTCCTTACGCATTAACGTTAAGGATAAAACCACCTTCTGGGCGAAGAACCTTCACACCATACAGATGATCAGCAGTGTACAAGTTAGAAAGCCATTCTTGCTTGTACTGAGTCTGAGAACGAACACCCATCTGCTCAGCAAGAACAAAAGCGTCCCTGTGGAGAAGAAGTGCTGCTTTCAGATCATTGGTGTTAGCAGTGTTATCCGCTGCGGCTTCAGAAGTAGCGCAGTTAGTGGATACGTAAATGTCAACACCGTAGATGTTACCAATCAGACCGTTCTGTACAGGCTGACCACTTACGAAGTCAGAAGATACATAACGATCAACACCCATGATAGCGTTACGCAGTGAAGGAGGAATAACAAACGAACGATTGTCGAAAGGCACGTCGTTGTCGTCCATCTTCTGCAACAAGGCACGGAAGCCAGCGTCTGTAAAGACATCGCTAGCACTTACCGTGTCTGCGGCGTATGCGGTCAGGCCAGTAGAGGCGTCAACGTAGTAAGAAGCAGTGTTAACATAAGTACCGCTTGCGTTACCAAGATTGACAGCAAGACCGTGCAGGTCTGAGTCTACTTGCTTAGCCAGAGCATAACCAGCGTCTTGAGTATAGAA